CGGAGAAATCAAAAGATGCAAAGCGTATGTCATGCGATGTAATAAGGTTTGAGAACACCTTGTGAAAATGTACATTGGGGTCTAAAGTAAGAGGGAAACGTGTAGACACTCCGTCTAAAGACTGTTGAACCGGAGCAAGGAGGCGTTTTTGGAAATAATGTACAGGAGCTGGAACATTAATATAAATACGTTTCTTATGTAGTTTTTCTTTCGGCAAAAGTTCTGCTTTCAATCCAGCTGTGTATGGATAAACCAAATTGACACCTTCCTTCGCATACTCATATATATCCTCACTTATTGAAAGAAGCTCTATTCCGTCTCTACCACGTGGAATAAGTTTTCGTGTGATATCATCGTAGTCTACTAGCGCTGATTTTGTAGGCTTTTTATAGATCATATCGATGATTGCAGAATTGGAACTTTTACGCTTAATTGGTGGTATACTTTTTGTGCCTGAAATAGCCTCTACGAGGGAAAGTGGTTGAAGATTGGCATTCTCCAAACCGTATTCCGCTACAAGGCCAACTCCAAGCTGAGTACCAAGTGATTTAAGGAGTGATAAAACTGAAAGATTCGGTATATTTGTATTGTAAACTGACAAACGATCATATCCTGGGTGTGTGTTGCCTAATGCATCTAATTTTAGATTTGGTAGTTGTGCAACCATTTCACGTGCATTGAGTGTTGGGACCTTATGTGACGGGAATATATTGTGTTGACCGTGATCAGGAATTATATATTTCGAAGCGCGGTTGTCAGCAGGGAACGGGTTTGAGATGTGCATGATAGCGACTAGACCTGGTCCATGAGGTGTAAGATCATTTGATCGGAGTTCTGAAAGGAAGGGTAAAATTCGTGTGTCATAAAGCGTCGGGAAGAGTTTTAATGGTGGAATGTCAACATCGAGCATAGGACAGGTGACGTATCGAGAAGAAGACAGATGGGTTGATTCAAGGACATCACTACCGTTATATACTGCGATAAAGCGCTCCCAAGATTCATAAGACAGAACTATTGAGCCAATTGATTGATGGTATTGTCTATCTACAGCATGCAGACCAATAAGATAAATACGGTCATTAACGACAGTGATAACGGGGAGGCCGCATGAACCACCTGCTGTTGGTGCATTGAGTGTACCATAGTGCAGGTAGCCGATGTTGTTTGTCCATGTAGTATTATCTGCGATTGGGAATGCCAAGGTAGACTCGAAAGAGTAATCTCCTACAAATTCAACTTCGCGTTCTCCAAGCTGTCCAAAGAAAATGCCACGAGTGAATTTGGGGAAAACACGTTCAGATGTGAGATACTGAGTCAGAGATACAAAAGGACCGGTGAGAAGTGTAGATGATTTTTGTATTCCGAAATATGCGGTTTCTGTTGCAAGGTCACGATAGAGGAGAACGCATGGAAGAGTGACTTGAGAGCCTGCATGTGAATAAGAGACAGAAAATGGTTCCTCTTTTACAACATGGTATGGAACAAGCCCAATATATTCATTGATCATGAGAGCATATGATCCCGTCTTTGAAATGTTGCGGAAAACATGGACACGATTTTGGAGCAGTTTTGCTCTAAATGCTGTTATTTGTGAATTTGAGGGTTTAGGATCTTGTGGGCAGACTGCATATTCCATAGTATCCATCTTATACATGTGCCAACATCTATTCTCTGGTTCGTAATGATATTGTTCACCCTGATAGTTGACACGGAGGAAACGCTTGCCTTTGTGGGTTGTTACATCAGTATAATCAAAAAGGTCATACTGGTTGGATTGAGCCCAATTGAAAAAGTCTAGGTGTTTCTTTGGTGCCTCTTGAGCATACTTGTCGTTATCTGAGATGTATGGTGCCGATGAAGAAGTTTTGATACGTACAGTAGGGCGTTTTGCTGCTTCATTAGAGTCACGTGGAACAAAAAGTGTTGGTTCTGTAATAACAATGGCAGGATCAGGCTTGGTGACAATTTCTTCGGGTGCAGGATCTTGTGGCTTTTCGTTAACAGACTTTGATGACCTGAAATATTTTATAATATAATAGAATGATATTATGAGAAGTGGTACAAGGACGATATAAAACTTTGGAAGGGAGGATATTGTCTGAGTCATAATACGTCGTTTTCTATGTAACCACAAATTTGTTTGTTCTTGCCAGGTGATGTCAAAGTGTTGTATCAGTTCATTTATTGCAGTAATATTGTCTCTTTGTTCTATTGCCAGGCGATGGTAAAGCATGGCATCAGCGGCAGTCTTTGGAATTATTGACCCTGAAAGGAATGAAGTTATATGTTCACGTTTGCATTCAACTCTAATTCCTTCACAACGATAATAAATACAGCCTTGGAGGATGACATATGAATCATTTGCAATGTTGTTATCAATGTAGAGGTCCGGTCCATCTGCAAGGAGCATGCAATTTTCAACACGTATGCGTATGCGTATATCCGGAACACTTCTTACCATTTGCTTGTACAGTGCCATCCAAGTAGGCATATCAAGATCGTTTAATCCTGCAAACAAATGGACAAACTGTGCAAGACGAACTGGCATACATGCTATACATTGTTGAATAGCAGC